CGTCTGCATTCAATGTAAAACCTACACCACCTATAGATGTAATTGTTTGGTCTGCACTACCGTCATCGTACTTCAACTCTCCGTTATCGTAAAATACTAATTTAGTATATACATCTTTAATTCTATTTGGTTTTGTTAAACTTCCACCCATTATGCATTAATCCCCTTATCGTCATAAGTTTCGTTATTCGAACTTGGTTTATCTGTATATGTTGTATTTTTTAATGTTGGTTTATCTGTATACACAACATTGTTTAAAGAAGGTTTATCAGTATATGTTGTTGCAAATAATGTAGACTTATCTGTAAATGTTGTTGTTAACAATGACTCTTTGTCTGTAAATACCGATTCAATATCATCGTTAAACGAATCGTTCATTTCACTTAATGCACCATTAACTAAATTAAAATAGTTAATTCCTAATTCACCATCTTTCCAATTATTAGCCATTAATAACTCGATTGTCTTACTTGTCTCATTCCAGATATACGCCCTCTATTAGCATACATCTTACCTTCTTTAATTCCTTTTTCAAATTTTCTTTCAAAGTATGGAGCCATCTGAATCATCTCTGGTTTAAACTCATACCCTTTCTGTATAGCTCTATCTACTAAGTATTGATGAAACTGCTCTGGTAATTCACTGGTTTCATCCATTGCACTAGCTGCTTTATCTAATGTATTAAAATGGTCAGCTTTTTTATAATAAAACAATGTTACTGTTTGTGCACTATCTAAACTAGCAAATCTATTCACTTCACTAGCTAGTGGGTCATATAATGCTAACCCTATTGAATCTCTTTCAATCCAATATACATTTTCTTTTACTGAACGATTATATACTCTTGAATAATTATTAGACATTATCTAAATCCCTATATTTAGGTCTACCTTGTAGACGTTTAATTGTTTTAGCATTACCTGAATCATCGGTTAAATCCACTGACTTTACTTCTAATATGCTATCTTTTAATCCATAATAACGTTGGTTTGCTACTGTAGTAAATTGTGTAGCTTCTTCTAATACCAAAGTTCTAGCACTAAATTCATCTTGTGCTTCATTTAACATCAAAACAATTTCATTAGTACTTAATTCTGGATGATGTTTTTTAACTTGCTCTATCATCTGCTGCAACTTCATTTGGCACTCCTATTGGTATATATGGTTGTAAAAATGTTACTAAATCTTGTGATACTATCTGGTATTGTTGTGCTAACCAGTTATAATCCTGTACCACTTCTTGGAATGATAACTGATATTCTTGTACTGCTTCATTTACTTCAGCTTGATATTTATTTAAATCAGCAGAATATTTAGCTATATTGTTTTGATTATCTGCTACAATAGCTTGCATTTCATTAATTGCATTTTGTATCAAACGTTGTGATTTTTCTGCTTGATTTTGTATAGAAACATTAGTTGCAAGTTGTGCAGTCTCTCTAGCTGCTGTTAAATCATTTTGTGCATCTGCAATTAGTGCTTGTAAATCTCTTTGTGCTTTATCTAACTCTGCTTGAATATTTGCCTGATATGAAGTATTTGCTTCATTAAATTCATTTACTTTAACCTGTATATCAGCTTGAAAATCTTGTAATTGTTGTGAAGCTTTACTTAATGCAACTCCTGCCAACTCTACATCTTCATTGGTTAAATAAGCATCTACACCTATGTTAGCTGTTGTAAAATCTACTGCACTAGTATTGCTGCTATCATATAATGGTGCTGTTCCTAAATCTATTTTTTGTGTTGCAGATATAGCTTCGTTATTACTTACCGAAGAAGCAGAAGCACCATTGCCAACGTCTGCATTATCTGGGCCATTGTAAATTATAGTGGATATTAAATCATCGCCAGTGGGTGGAGATATAGAGTTTAACCCAGTACTCAAATCAGTTAAAGTAGCGTTACGTACATTTAAAAACTTTCTTAATACTTGTTGAGAAGCATATAATACAACTCCTCTATTTAATTCTGTAGGAAAGTTGTCTATCGAACTATCACTAACTGCTACAGATGTATCTGGTGTTATATGAACTACACTTGCAGTTTGACTAGCAGTAGGTGTTGGAAATATATTCAATGTGCTATCTAATACATAATACTTAGGGTCAAACTTGCTAGTATAGTAAATACTATTTACGTCATCTAAGTTATGTCTTTCACTTGAATTAATCTCCACACACTCTCTACTTCTGCTACCATCGTATCTAGCAACACTGCTTATTCTTAATACATTTGCTGTAGAAAGTGTAGTAGGACTATCATCTAAAGTTGTGCTTTGAGTTAACTTAGCTTCTATATCTATATTATTCATTACATACTTTGTAATAAACTTTACACCCTCTACTAAGTAACTATTAGCTTCTGTAGTGTAAGAACTAATACTTCCTGTTATTGCTTCTATATCTGTTTGAAAACTCATCTTTCTCCTTTAAAATTCTTTGGGGGAGTATATTGCAACTCCCCCGTATTCAACTATTAGCTAAATTTCAAGATAGCGTGTGTTTCAGGTAGTTGAATTTCAAGACCTGCTTCTGTAAGAATCATGTCTCTTCTGCCGTCAACATCGTTGTTTTGAATGTTAGTTAATATCTGAGTATCTCTTGACTCACCATTACCAGCTAGTGGTCTGTAAGCTACGTTGTTTAAATCAACAACGATAGCGTGGTTTGCCCAAGGACCTCTTAATAGTGGTTCCATAACAAAGTTAAGAGTACCATATAGGGTATCTACTTGTGTTACGTTAACACCATTAAACAGTGATTGTCCTTTGTCTATAGATACACCATAGTTTGATGAAGTTGGTACGCCATCTGCTGCCGCTCCTACTCCTGCACTCATAGTATTTCCTAAGAAAGAACTACCACCTAATTTGTTAAGCCAGTTCATGATTGAACGTGAAGCAAGTACCATTTTACTGCCACCTGCACCAGATTCTGCATCAAAAATATCTGACATAGCATCTACAAAGTCATCATATCCTGATGAAGCATAAGTAAATGTTTTTACTCTACCGTAAATTTCGGTGTATGGTAAGATACCCCAAGTTTTACGTGCAGCGTCTGTTGAACTTTCATCAGTTACACCATAACCGAATAGTAAAGCATTCTCAATGTCCATCTTATGTTCCATAAGTTTTTCTTGATATACTCTCATGTATTCGTTAGCGTCACCTCTGTAGCGTGTAGCTAAAGAAGTACCAGAAAATAGAGGTACAACAGTTTTGAAGATTTGAGCATATCCTTCTCTTGAGAAGAATTCATCTCTCCAACCACCCGTTGGTGCTGTATCGCCTTCTAAGTATGCTGAACCAATTACTTGTCCATCACCATTATCTGCAAATACTAAAGTATCAGCATTATCATAATCTGATATTTCACCATTTTCAACACCTGTTTTTACAGCTTTTACATATGCTGCATTAATAGATGTATCTGTTGAGTTTTGTGTTACACCTGTAATTCTGTAATAAGCAATTACTGGTGATGCTGAACTTGATAAAGTAGCTGTTGCTTCCATAGCAATCATTTGTCCTACTTGTAAAAACTCAGCTTTGTATTCTCCGCCACTTACTTTTCTTCCATAAATATCGTAATCAACATCAACTTCAAAAGAAGTCAGATTAAAATCTGCAGCTTCCCATGAACCGTCAGCAGTTAAAGTATCTGCTGCTTTAACAAAGAAGTTTCTTCTTTGCCATTGATGTCTTTTTTCTAAGAATTTAAATACAGGGTCATCTGTAGGTTTCTTAGCTACTTTTGATAAATATGCGAAGAAAGGTGAAGCAGCTGGGTTTAATTCAGCGACTCTCTCGCCGAAGTTAAATATTCTTCTGCTATCATTGATAGAAACACCTTGAGGTGTAACACCAATGCTAGGTGAGAATATTCCGTTTGCGTCTTGTGCCATTTTGCCTTCTCCTTATTAAAATGGATTACGTTTATTGAAATTTCCAATCATCGCATCCATCATTTTATCTTCTACGTTTTTAGTTGGCGACTGGTCACTAGCTCCTGGCTGGACTCCGATAGGTTTCGGTATACTTAGCTTTTCATTACGTTGATTCATCACTGCTACTTTCTGTTGAGCTTCTGGGGTTATCTGTGTAACCTGTTGTGAACCACTGTTCATTTTCAACTGGTGAAGTTGCACCAAATTATCTAACGATAATGAATCTGGTGATGACATTTGTGCAACAAAATCACTAGCTTGCTGAGGAGTATAGTTATACTTAGACTGTAAGTCTGTCATAACTTTCTGGTCTCTTGCAATAGCTTCTTGCTCTTGTTGTGCTTTAGTCATCGTTTGCATGACTCTTTCATTTGAAGTTGCTACATAGTCTGACATAGCTTCCAAATAAGATTCTTGCTTAGCTAAATACCTTGCTGATGCACTATCAGGGTCAGTTAAAGCTTCAGAACGGTCGAAGTCAGCAGGCTTTGATGGTTTAACAGGTTTTTCTAACACTGTTTCCTTCTCTACTGGTGCTGCTTCTGTAGGTTGACTCACTTTGGTCATAACTTCGGCCATCTGTGATTTCAATAAATCTACTTCTGCTGCACGTTTATCTGCTTGACTTTGCCAGTATTGAAACTGGTCAGGGTCGTTCTTTGGTTCCATAGCAGTCTGAGTCTCAGCAGGTTCACTATTAACTACTTCTTGGCTTACAGGAGCAACCTGTTCTTGTGCTTGTCCAAATATTTCGTTAAAAATGTCTTCTGAAGCAGCTGTCGGTTCAGTCGTAACACCTTCTACTGCTTGCTCATCTACTCTGTCCATTGTATTTTCTTCCATTTTATCTCCTTGTTAACTCTCTTCTTCAGTCATTGGTTCAAAAACACTAACGTCTTCTATATCCTCTTGACTAATTTCCGAGTTCATCAACTGTTGTTTTGCATCGTTCAACCTTGCTTTATAAAGCGTAGTTGCCATATCAGCTCTGTTAGATACTTTATCTAACTCTCCACTGAATTTTTCTACTTCTAGTCGTTTCTTAGCGTGAACTTCTTCACGTTGAGCAGTTTGTAAATCGCCCTTGACTTTCTTTAATTCTTCTGCCATTCCTTGCATTTGTTGTTGCATTTGTTTCATTTGGCCACTTCTTTCCATTACTCCATCTAGGTCTACAAGTTCTGATTTTTTCAATACTTCTGTTTGGTCTATTAATCCCATCTTATACATTTCCATATAAGTATTTAATAAAGCCATTCTATTAGTTGGTAAAGTAGAACCAGATACTACAACAATATCATACTTACCTACACCTATATCATGAAAACGTTTTACATCTCCATTATCCATTTCTTTAAAAAAGTTAAATCTTTCTTCTTTTTCATTTCCATTAGGTTGAACTAATCTAATTACTTTTTCTTCTGTATATAGTTGCTGCATTAATGGTATTGCAACTTTAGCAACTTGATTTAACATACCTTCTATATCATCTCTTCTTGATTTAATTCTACGCTGGCCAAATTCATCTACAACTAATGTCCCTCTATAAGTAGACGGTGCACTTCTACCACTACCTTGCATTAATTCAAAAATACCAAATCCATATTCTAAGTCGTATTTGGCATCAGCTTCATTTTTATAAAGCTCATTTGGTAACGGGACTGGGCCAGCCACAATCGGTGCACCTAACTCTGCATCAAATTCAATAACACTTGTACCTGCTTTACTCCATTCTTGTTCTATTTGATTTAAGTCAGCAGAACCTCTAGGAATTAATAACTTTACATTAGTACTAGTACTTGCGTGTGCTATAATCAATGAACGAATTTTATTAATGTATTCTTGTAAAGGTCTATATAAACGAACATCTGATTCAGGAAATGGATTTCTATGATGTACATTCATTAAAGGTATAATTGGATAATTTTCTGTTGGTAGTAAGCGTTCATATAGTTTTTTATCTCCAACGCTAACAACCATTTTTACTCTACACTCTTCAATAGCATTTGATACAATAACGCCTGTACCAATTAACTCTTCAACAGTCATAGGTATTAAAACAGTAGTACTACCTGGTATTGAATTTTCATCTTCTTCCCCTGGTACTCTTATAGGTGCTTGTTGTACGGGTTGACCCATTTCATCAAATTTAGGGTCTGGAAGTTCGTAATGAAACATCATTCCAGTAGATTCTATAACTTGAAACATTTCTTCTACAGATTCTTCTTCAAATAAAATAATCTCTTCACCTTTAATAGTTTTTACTTTAATGTAATATTTAGATAAATATTCTTGATATTCTTCTTCATCTAATAAATGTTCTTGTTGTGAAAAAGGTTCATAACAATTATAATAAGAATGCATTTCTTTTGAGTATCTTTCTATAAACTGTCTTCTATTGTGTACTGTTTCAGTTCCATCTGTAGTAAATAATTGACCTTCTGTAGCAGCTAAGTTAGTAATTGGATAATCATCTGATTCATCAGGATGCATTGCAGATTGTTCAATAATATCAGTAAACTCTGGATATATTTGCATTGCTTGTTCATCGGTCATATAAGTTGTAACTAAAATATTTGCAGCATCCCTAGCATACGTATCTTTAGAATTTGGGTCTATATACACATCTAGCGGATTAATAGACTTAATATACACTTCACCTTTACCCATATCAGCATCAGGGTCTTGATATACTTGCAATACACCCATACCACCAACATAGTAGTCGTCGATAGCTCTTTTCAATTCTTCGTCTCCTGATGATATTTGCCATATATACTGAAACAAGTCAGAAAATACTTTAGCAGTATCTCTATCTGAATCTTCTCTTCCAGTACTACGAAACTGAGGAGAGTTGTATGTTAAAAGAGATTTAGCGGTTTCTACAATGGGATGTATTCTGTTTACTACGATTGGTGCTTGACCACGTGCTTCAAGTGTATCACGTTCTTCGTTAGTCCATTGTGCACCTGCTCTAAATTCTACAGATTCTTGAAATTTTTGTGCCCATAGTTCTCTAGCACTTTTGTAATCATGAAATAATTCTCTAGTTAATTGTACTTCTTCGTCTATTTCAACTTGGTTAATATCACCAGATTCGTAGTCAAACACAAATTGTAAATCATCTTTTCCTTGCGTCCTTGTGCTTTGAACTCTTTTTTGAATTTTTTTTGGCATCTATTGCTACGTATCCTTTTGGTATCTCTACTTTGTTTAATTCGTCTATCTTGCGAATAAAATCATCAAATTGCAGAAAATACTTGCTTTTATCCATAATTGTACTATAGCGAAATTACGGGAAAAATGTTGTTGTTGTCAAGAGAAATCTACAGAGTCTTCCAAGATTTATTGGATTTTCTGCTATATACGGAGGTTTTGTTCTCTGATTCTACAGAATCGTGTACTGGTTTGTAGCAATTTTTGTTAGCATAAAAGAATCCATCAAGTAAATCATCATGCTTTCCACGTGGATATAAAGTTAATTCGTCTACAAATGCTTGCATATTAGGTTGTATATGTACCTTCTTGTTAGCAAACAAAGGTTGCAAACTCTCTAATCTGTAGGATTTACTAGTTCTAGGATTCTCTTTAATCTCTAGTCCAGGAATAAACATTCCTAGTTCTTCTGCTTTTTCTTTGATATATTGTCGTAGCATCTCCTGATACCCAACCGATTCAATTCTCGTTTTATTACTTCTGTAGTTTTGAAAATTGTTAATGATGGAATCAGCCAAATCCAAAGGAGTAGCACGCTTCCTAAAATAAGGTAGGACAAAACGATTATTATCCCCATCCACTGCAATATTAAATATAACACTAAAGTCTGCTCCTTTCTTTGTACTAGATGCGGGGTCGATGCCAGTGAACACGTTCACAGGTCTCCTCTCTTCTACTTCCTCACCATTAAGGTTCGTCAGGATGAGAGTTGACAACCCCTGCTCGTCTCTTTCAATGTAGCCATCATAGTATCGTAAATCATCTTTTCTAAATAAATTATCTTCATCACCAACGATTTGACACAGGTATTCCCTGTAAAACACCGATAGTCTGTTAATACTTTCTAATTCTTCTTTCTTATCTTTCAACTTTTCTATAGGCCACACTTCGGGCCATAGACTAAGGTTTTCTTCTAAACTAGGTCTAAACTCTAAGGTATTCCACCCTTTCATCTCTTTTAAGGTTTCCACCAAACATCGTTCATGCTGGGGAGTACCAATAACAACTATCCTACCCGTTAAGGGGTCAACGGACGGAACTCCAGATTGTAGTAGCCAACGAAGGTTATACTCCATTGCTTCAGACGTCTTGGTATTATTTTCGTCTTCAGGGTCATCTAAGATTAATAGAGTAGGTCGTTGGTTTCCGTGTTTAATACCACGTATCTGTTGTCCTGTCCCTTTGCAGATAATTAAGCTACCGTCTTTTAGTTCTACTTCTGTATTAGTCCATTTACGTGCAGACTGCATTCCCCAGTAGCCAAAGAAGTATCTAAACTCCTGAGAATAGTCTAAGACGTCTTTAATGGTACCTAAGAGTTTAGTAGCATGGGATTGGGTACGGGATACAAGTACAATCACTTTTACCCCTGGAGTGAACATTAAATGAAACAAAGGAAATATCCCTGCTGCTACCGAACTCTTAGCATGACCACGAGGTGCAATGATATTTATTTGCTTCTCGTCTGTGTTTAGTAGTTCTTTTGTTAAGTCATAGTGGAATGGAGGGGATTCACTACTAAACATATTAGGCATTACCATACGCCCAAATAACAGCATATCTTGCTGCATCTTTAATAAAATATCTTTTTTATCCATTCTGTATAACTATTTCTACTTCAAAATCTTCTGCTACTGCTTGTAGTACTGCTAGCAATTCACTCAGATTCGTCTTGTTGCCCGATATTATTACTATCTTCTTCATCTACCTGTCTCGTTTGGGTTGCTTTTAATTTCTTTGTTTGCGTTTCAAAGTTAGCTTCTATCTGATGTGACATATCCATTTCCAACGATTCAGTAACTTGTTTCGTTTTAGGTTTCATATCTAAAAACTCAGACAGCTCTTTAGCTGCACGTATCATATTACCAGAGTCTTCCTTTACTTTAGCTACTTCAATAGCATCTTTTATCACATCTAATACAAAGCCTTCGTCAATATTCTTGTCTACCAAGACTTCTTTCAACTTATCTTGTATCATCTTCTTTACCTGTTTCGTTTTAAATAATCTTTTTGCAGCCACCACGGGATTATCTTGGTCAGGCCTATATATCTTGCCTATTACACCCCAATCTGGCGATTTACCTGCTAATTTGTACGTTATATACGCATCCATAGCTAAGTCTGCACCTTTTTTCTGTACTTCCAAGTCATTATAGCTCTTTGTAGAGACTGTACTGAAGTTATTAGACTTCCAATGCGGTTCAAACTCTAATTTCCCCCACGCTGTGAGCCATTGTCTACCATACGGGTAGGTATATTCCACTTTTTCGCCATATACCTTGCGATAGATGCACTCAGCAACATACCCATCGTCTGATATCCCATACTCTCCCTCCTTTGCTTCACCCCAATGCTTCCATTTCAAGCCTTGTTCTTTAGCTTCTTGCTTAGTAAACACCTGGAACGTTTGAGATTTAAAGTTATTTCTCTTCAGCTTCTTTGTTATCTTTATCATTAACCTTATATTTTTTTTCTAAAAATTTTTTGAAGGGTTCTGTTTCTTCTTTAAACTCTATAAACTCTTGTAATAGCTTATCTATGTTGAAAACTAGCATTTGTTGGTCTTGTATTTGTTTATCCATTCCTGTTAAAATGCTCAACATTTGTTTGTAAGTAAGCTTATTCTTTGCTTTTTTCATAGTTCTCCTAATGTAGGGTATAAATAAGATATAACTTATACGATATAACTTAATCGTAGTTTCTACAGAAACGTAATAAATAAGCTTATCTATTACGCTTATAGGCTAGCTCTTATTTTTTATTTCGTATAACCCTAGTTTCATTGCTTCTTGTTTAGCTGTAATTTCTAATTCAGCTTCCATCATTTCATAGATACGTATCATTTCTTCATTTGCATCATCAAATGGTACAGATACCCATGTACCTGTTTCTTTGTCATATTTTTCTAAAATGCGTTTCTTACGTTTCATATGCTATAACTTACACAACAAACGGTATTAAAGTCCAGATAAAAAAAATCCAAAAAAAAATTGGGTTAGAATGCGTGTGAGTGATATATAGTAAACCTACACACCCCTTATTTTGGTTGACTTTCTTTTATTTAGTTGAAATTTAACTTTTTAGTTATTCTCGTTGAACTTCACTCTCTTTCCAAAATAAGCTGAGTGTGTACAGGTTTAGACACCCTTATAATAGCCTGCTACCTTTTTCGTAGCGGAACATTTAATTTACTAATAAAAAGGAGTACTTATGATTAAAACAGTTATTAACAGAGCATTTGCCGAAAAAGGTATTTGGGATAAACCCCTTGCCTCTCTTGGATTATATGATTCTTTCTTTGTACAGTCTGATGATGAACTAACAGAGTGCAAAGCGAAACTTAGTGCAAGGAATTTATCTTGCAAGGAAGTTGGTACTGGTGTAACCATCAGTAAGCAATCGTATAGAAAGTTCTTAGTTATGCCTGGTGCATAGTTATAACTTCCCTGGTGTATGGTGTCATTCGTGGCACCATATACCTTTAATACCCTACAACAAAAAAATTGTAATTGGTAATGATTATAAGGCGTTGGTAAGAGAGTTAACTCTGCGATATCAATAAATAAATCGGCAACAAGAGGCAGAGAAATGTTTGCCAAGTTTTACCACCTCTTCGCCTAAGTAATCATTACTAATTCAAATAGGTAAGGGAAACACACCCCTTACATAGTTTTAATATTAAATAATAAAAAGGAAACTAATATGAAAAGTATAAGATATCACTTAATATGTGAATTAAATCAAAGGTGGAATGTAGCCTTTGGAAGTAAAATGTTTGACTTCAAAGTGTTAAAGACCAATGCGTTATTAGCAGTAGATGAATGTCAATCATTGCAAGAAGTAAAGAATCTGATGCGTGATTATCGTAGGTATGATATGTTATCTACAACAAGCGGTAGTCAATCAGCATTCTATAATTAATTGATAGGCATTGTCTAACAGATAGTCATAAACTTACAAAAGAAACTTTATGTATTGTAAGGCATAAAGCGGGAATCTATCTTATTAAGGGACAATGCTTATTAAGTAATTATTTAGATTAGAGGCAAGAAACAACTACTACGATAGGGCGGACAAAGAATGAAACCTGGAAGACTATTGTAGTAGATTGTTTCGATTAATTTTAGTATATTCACACACAAAAAAAAGGATAAATAATGACTAAAGAAGAATTAAAATACTATAAACATAAAATAAAAACTTATGGAGGATACTATGAATAAAGCAATAGCAACAATAGGTATTAGTTTTATGCTAATACTAATTTATATGGGTTGGGTAGTGACTACATATAAACCAGAGATAATACAAAATACTACAGGACCATTACCTAAAAAGGAAACAAGGTCTAATTATGAATTACCAGAGCTTTCTGAAGAAGAACAAGCAGTAACTGATAGTTTAATAAAACATACAGTTAAACAAGCAGAAATAGAATCAGAAAGAAAAAGCGTAGAAAGTATGCGTAATGAAGTTATCAAGATACTGGATGAAGCAGTAGAAGAAGATAGCACGATTACGGTATCATTTAATATGCAATGGACCCCTTCGTGGGTAGATTAAGTAAAGGAAGTTAATCTTTTATAGTGCGTGGCAAGGTTTTGTTTATATCAGTTAGTACTTCCTTTCCCTTGCCAGCACACCCCTAATCAGATTTAATAATAATAAGGAAAATAATATGAAAATAAAAAGTAAAGAAGTGATAGATAGAGATACAATTTGGCTTGTTTATTATGACGCAGACAATGATGAATTGTATCGCACAAGAGTAGAAAAAGTAAAAGAAAGATGGAACAAAGAAGCAGAATATGCGTTAGATAAATATAATGATAATAAGGAGAGCTATAGATGAATAAAGATAATATAACATACATAGCAAGAAATGGAAAAGAAGTGACTACAAATAGAAAGTATACAGAGTTTCCGTACAAACTATCTGATACATCTATTGTAGATAATACAGACGGTTCGTTTGATGATTGGTTAACAATTATAAATCCTTTTAGTGGTGAAAAATACAAGCTATCACCAGTAGAAGAAGCAGTATATTCTGTTATTATGGGAGCACAAATGATACCAGGATATATGACAAATTCAGAATTACAAAAAGATGTACGCAAAGGATTGGATTGGTTTAGAGCAAACAATGCTGAAGCGTATATGGTTTTGTTAGATTAATAATAATAATAATAAAAAGGAGAGTAAAATGATAGATAGAACTATGTGGTTTCTATATAATAGACTTGGTAGTGAGGATAGACGAGCACCAAGTATCGATAATATTTCTGGTATGTTCTTTAATTACTGGAAAATAATGAATACAATGGATATCAATACACAAACATTGAGTGCTATTGATATTTACAATGGTCTTAATAATTGCTACGATAAAACAGCAAAACAAACAGCAAAGAACCTATATGAATATGGTGAAGTTGCAGCAAATGCTGATTATCGTGTAAGTTATTACGAACAAGAACACGAAATACACGATGTGTATGCTAATTGTGTGAATCTAAATGAAGTCTTAATTGAAGGTAGTGAACCTGAATTTGATGATACAGAACCATTTACAGAAGCACTAAATGAAGTAGTATACGAAGACATAGATTATGAAGTAGAAAGTGAATCGTTTAATATCTATGAAGACGGTATTGAATGGTACAAAACCTGTCACCCTGGTGATGATAAGTTGATGACTTATATGTATGATACAGGTAAGAACCTTGACTGGGACGCTATTGATGATTTCCTTGGTGATAAATTGTCTTTAGTCGAAGCTCAGAATGCTGATATGCATCGTACACAAGTTAGAAAGTTTATGTTAGATAGACTTGCTAAACAGAACATTGATATCATAAGTAGTTTAGAGCAAACTGAAGATGGT